TTATGCTTGGGTGCTTAGTTGGGTTTTATTTTTACGAATATATTTAAGCAATGACCGATATTACTAAATGCACGGGCGAGGGGTGTGCGTTAAAACAAACGTGTTACCGATTCAGCGCCCCAATGGGAACATATCAATCAATGTTTGTTGAGGTTCCTTTTGCGGATGACAAGTGCGATTATTATTGGGAAACCTTTAACACCAAAGAGAAATGATACGCCTAACAAACAATCAAGACAATGATTTTAAAAAACAAATTGAATTTTTGTTAGGTAAGGAAATTCCATTAAGCGAGTCTGAAGTTAATTCATTGGCGCACTTAACAACTAACAACCTATGGGTTATTGAGGTGCTTAATAAGTTAAATTTAAGCATTGATGATATCATTTACGAAAGCGATAGGGATATTTTAAAAGCAGAACTTGCTAAAAATAACCTTTAACACCAAAGAGAAATGAAAATAGACCATATCGCACACTTCTGGGCTGGGATGGCAATCCTTGCCGTTACGGGTAGCTGGCCAATTCTTATCGCAGCAGCATTCGGCAGAGAATTAAAAGGAATACTGCTCGACGGTCGCAGGGACTATAACGATAGCGTTTGGGACGTTGTGTACACTTTAGTTGGCGGCGTAGCCGCAATGGTAGCCCAATTCTTGTTTGCCCTATGAAGGCCGTATTGGAGTTCACACTTCCAGACGAGGAGGTTGAGTTTATGGAAGCCGTTAACGGGGGTATGTTTAAGCACGTCCTCTGGCAGTTAGACCAAAACCTACGAGCCAACTTAAAGTATGGAGAACTACCAGACGTTGAATACAAATGCTACGAAACGATACGCAAAGATTTGCATTCGATACTTAACGCCAATAATCTAACAATAGAATGAGAACACAAATCCAAGAGCTGATGGCACTTTATCATTTGCTTGATGAAATCGGTCAAATCATAGATTCGGAGAATAGCGGCCTATCGGCGGAGCAGCGATTGAGCGAGATTGAAACAACAATTAGAAATTATTTTAAGGGAGAATGAAAGACCAATTTATGCGGATAGCAATGGCCCGGTTAAAGTCCATCTATCCTTTCAAGCCACAACGCAGAGCAGTAGCAGCAAAGATGTGGGTTAAGTTCTTGGAACGGCAATGAAGAACCATACAAAGGTTTATCTTAAGGCAATGGGGTTATCAGCTTTGGAATTTATTCCTTGCGAAGTCTGCAATCGTAGAGCCGTTGACATTCACCATATCGAACCGAGGGGTATGGGTGGTAGTAAACTTATGGACACCCCAGAGAACTTAATGGCGTTGTGCCGGGAGTGCCACCACGAAGCCGACTTTGGTGTTGAATTATCCAAAGACTTCCTAAAAGCTGTACACCTAAAAAAGCTCAACAAATGATTCATATCATTACGCCCTGCTCACGCCCGGAGAACCTTTCAACAATCAAACAAACCATTCCAGAGGATTGCAGTTGGACGGTAGTCGTTGACGAGAAAGCAGCAGGCGATTTCCCAAACGGAATTACCTACCTACGTCCCAGCGCAGGGGGCAACTGGGGAAATTCGCTCCGCAATATAGGTATGGAGTTTATATTGGCTCTAAAGGCCAAAAGAGGCGATTACATATACTTTCTCGACGATGACAATATAATCCACCCGGATTGGTACGAAGCCGTTAAAAACGAGTTTTATCCAGTTATCACCTGGGGACAAGTATTTAAGAATGGCCACCCAAGATTACACCCGACAAAGGAACCAAGAGTAGGCACAATAGATACCGCTTCGTTTATGGTTCGTTGCGATGCAATTGGAGAAGCAAGATTCGGAACCGAATACGAAGCAGACGGTCTGTTCGCTCAACAAATGGCTAAGTGGAATGTAAACACGCTCGATGCCTACCTTTGTTACTATAACTATTTGAAATGAAAGTCCTTTGCATTGGTGACCCGGATTCCGGGGTGGTGTACCACCGGATTTACAAGCCCTTCACTCTACTCAAGGAGAAAGGGCTTTTAGATTTTCAGATAATTAACTATAGACATCCAATTCCTGAGGGCGATTGGGAAGGAGTTACTCACGTTATCTTTTCCCGTGCGCTGCCGTTTACCGGAGAATCTTTTTCTAACTTCTTTGCTATCTGTAAAGCGCTGGGCAAGAAGGTTATCATTGATAACGACGATTGGTGGCACCTGGCATTAGACCACCCCTCAAAAGCAACATACGATAAAATAAACTTATCAGGAAGGATTGTAAACTCAATGTACTTCGCAGACGAGGTATGGACTACCCAAAAGTACCTGGCTGATAAGATTAAGAAGGTAAATAGAAACGTACATATTATTCCAAACGGATTAGACCCATCAGACCCGCAATGGCAAATCAGCCGCCAAGAAGCAGACGAGGTACGATTCGGATACGTGGCTGGAATATCCCACCTACCAGACCTTGTGAAAAACAAGATAGACCTTTCACCGTATCAATCCTATGTTGCCGATATTGGTGGATACCCACAAGCTGCAAAAGCAAGATTCGCATTAGAAACACAATCACCAAACGAATACGGAAAGCTATACCAAGCGTTTGACGTTGCCCTGGCCCCACTTCTCCCAAGTGAGTTTAACCGATGCAAATCTAATTTGAAGATGGTAGAAGCAGGGTTTGCTGGTTGTGCGTTAATTGTAAGTGATGTAGCACCATACGCAAAACATCTAACACAAAAGAACTGTATAGCAGTAAAGCATAACGGGGATTGGAACAAGGCAATTAAATATCTACACGAGAACCCAAACAAAGCTGGGGATATCGCATTAGCCCTTCACGAGGATATGACCACTAATTTCAACATTCACGATTTTAACGACTTGCGTTTGGAGCGTTTGCAGAAGTTGAGTTAATTATTAAAGTAATAAAATCAAATATGCCAAAAGGAAATCCAAACCTTGTTAAGGGTGGCCCGCCTTTGAACCCCGCTGGGCGGCCACAAGGCGCACTCAATAAGTCAACTACCAAGATTCGGGAAGCATTCCAAAAACTTATTGAGGATAACTTGGAGAATATGACTATCTGGCTTTCTGACGTAGCAGCAGAAGACCCAAAAGCAGCACTCGATATTCTTAACAAGATGGCAGAGTACACAACGCCAAAGCTGGCACGGGTAGAGAACTCACACGAAGTCAGCGAAGAGTTAACCTCAATTAAGGTAGAGATTGTCCGTTCTGGAAATTAAGACAAGTGAACTCTTTGAAAAGAACTACACCGCACCCACAAGGATAGTAGTTAACCAAGGAGGCAGCCGTTCGGGTAAAACCTACTCCATATTGCAGATGCTCGTTATCGTAGCAATGCAAGAACGGGGTAAGGTTATATCTATTGTCCGTAAGTCGCTTCCGTCTCTTAAAATGACCGCTTACCGGGACTTTATGGAAATCGTAAAGGCGATGGAGTTGTACGACGAAAAGCACCACAACAAGTCTGACCTTACCTACACCCTAAACGGAAACCTATTTGAGTTCCTGTCGCTTGACCAGCCGCAAAAGAAACGTGGTGCAAGACGTGATTACTTATTCTGCAACGAAGCAAACGAACTAACCTGGGAGGACTTTTTTCAGCTCTTGGTTCGTACTACCGGGAAGATATGGCTCGACTACAACCCATCAGAATCCTTCCATTGGATTTATGACCGCTTGCTTACCCGTGACGATGTAACGTACATTCAATCCACTTACAAGGATAACCCGTTCCTTGATAAGAATATCGTTAACGAAATTGAACGGTTGCAATACACCGACGAAGACTATTGGCGTATCTATGGCCTCGGTGAGCGTGGAATGAGTCGAGCAACAATCTTTCAATTCGGAACGTCCGAAATCCCACAAGAAGCAAAACTAATATCCTATGGACTTGACTTTGGTTATACCAATGACCCCAGCGCACTCGTGGCAGTCTACCAGCACGGCGAAAACCTTTACTTGGACGAGTTGCTCTACCGTACGGGGATGACAAACCGAGACCTTCACAACCACCTACAATCGTTAGGACTTGACAGGAGGGACGAAGTTTTTGCGGATAGTGCCGAACCAAAATCAATCGAGGAACTGCACCGCTTCGGCTGGAACGTAAAACCAACAGCAAAAGGCCAAGATTCTATTAATGCAGGTATTGATATTCTAAAGCGGCATAAGATATTTGCTACCTCACGGAGCAGCAATCTAATTAAAGAATTACAGAACTACAAATGGACAGAGGATAAAAATGGAAATCTACTTAATAAGCCCATAAGCGCATTCGACCACGCCCTCGATGCTGCACGTTATGCCGTGTTTAATAAACTTTCTAAACCAAACTACGGTAGGTATTCTATCCGTTGAGTTATTTATCTATGGAACTTAAATTAGTAGTACCAACCTCGTTAGACGAAATCACGCTCGAACAGTACCAGCGATTCGCTCGTATTGAAGGTGAGGGTGAGTTCAAGCAAATGAAGATGCTTGAAATCTTTTGCGGAGTTCCATTTTCAGAACTACCGAACGTCCGCTTGGTGGATGCTGTAAGTGTATTAGAGCGATTAGCAAAGACCCTATCCGAGAAGCCCGGATTAACTAAATTCTTTGAACTCAACGAAGTTAAATACGGGTTTATTCCGGCACTTAATGAAATTTCTTTGGGTGAGTTTGTAGACCTTGATTCCTACCTATCGGACTGGGCAACAATGCACCGTGCAATGGCGGTTCTGTACCGCCCGGTAGTTAAGGAGAAAGGCGAACGGTACGATATTGAGAAGTACGCAGCAACAGACGAGCGAGACGAAACAATGAAGCAGATGCCTGCCTCAGTAGTGCTTGGTGCGCTGGTTTTTTTTTGGCGTTTAGGGAACGTATTGGCAGCGCATACCCTTCGCTCTTTGGAGCAAGAGATGAAAACCCATATACAAGAGAAGCCCAGTTCGGGCAACGATGGGGATGGTATCAATCAATCTATGCGCTTGCTCAAGGAGATGTCCTCAAATTTGGAGACGTTACTCAACTTCCAATAAACCAGGCATTGACCTACCTAACATTCGAGAAAGAGAAAAACGATATTGAAATTTCAATGATAAAAAAATGAGAAGTTTTTATTTAGCCACCGAAAAGATAAACGACTACCTATCCTCGCACCCACTTGTGAAGGTTGTAACCTTTGGCGATATATTCGACGTTGACCTTAACAAGCAGACGATATTCCCGCTTGCGCATATTATGGTTAACCAAGCAACATTCGCAGACCACGTAATACGATTCAACGTATCGGTGTTGTGTATGGATATTGTGGACGAAACCAAGCAGGATATTAGAGACCAGAACGAGCCGTTCTTTGGTGTGGATAACCAGCAGGATATTTTGAATACCACCCTGGCAATTCTAAACGGATTGCAATCACAGTTACGCCGTGGTACGTTGTACACGGAGAAGTATGAAATCGAGGGGGATATTGTTTGTGAGCCGTTTACAGAGCGCTTTGAAAGTTTGCTTACCGGATGGAACCTGACCTTTGATTTGATTGTTCCCAATACGGAAATTTCTATTTGCTGATGTCCCGCCAACAACTCGTACAAGCCGCATTAACGAAGTTTGCAAAGCGTGTAATTCAACAGGCAAGGCAGAACCTCACCAAGAAGAAAAAGAACAGCACAAAGGAGCTGTACAATTCTCTTGACTACGACCTATCCGTAGGCCCTAACTCGTTCTCCCTTACGTTCTCAATGGAACAGTACGGGGAGTTTCAAGACAAAGGTGTAAGCGGTGTAAAACGCAAGTTCAACACGCCATATAAATACACCAATAAGATGCCACCACCCAAGGCGTTTGCAAACTGGGTAGTGCGTAAAGGCCTGGAGGGTGTCCGGGATAAGAACGGAAGGTTTATCCCACGCAAGAGCTTGCAATGGGCAATAGCAAAGTCGGTGTACAACAATGGTA